AGCTCAGAGAGCCAACAACCATGTAATCCACAGTGAAATAGCGACGCGCCACATCAAGATCATCGGCAACCGCATACGGCCCATTCGTGTCTTCGATAGACGCGATAGGTGACCCCTCAGCATCAATAATCGCCGAATCAGTCACTATCCCGAACGTGAGCCGCGCGAGATCATTCGCAGCCTGCATGTCAGCCTTCGAGCCCGCCAAAATGGCGAACCCAATCGAACGCTCAAACGTTAGAATCTCACCACGCGCACCCGAATCGTCACGAACAACCACAAACGGCTTCGTGAGCGGCAACGCCAACGGATTCGATCCAGTAAACGACGGTTCAACATTCGTCACCCGCACCGACTGCCCCAGGTTCGCCAAGACAGTCCGCACATAGCTAGTAAGAAACAGCTCCATATCAGGCGGCAAAATCATTTCCCACGCACCGCCTTCAACGCCCGAGCAAGATTCCCCGTACGAGACTCCACAAGCAACGTTTTCGGATCAGTGCCCTCAACAAGCCACGCCGTACGATACTTTCGTTCAGCACGCACGACCCGCAACCCACGCCTATACGCCCCTGTTTTCACTGGAGCATTCGCCTGCGCTACAGCCAGCGCCGCAGCAGCCTTCTCCCGGCACAGACTCTCCACACCGGCGGATCGCAAAATCGTGTTGAAATACGCCTGGTTGAAGTCGATCGAAACATCAGCCATCAGCCCGTCGCCTCCTCAACATTGACAACCAGCGTAGGCTGCCACCCCGTAAACGGATTCATGTCCGCCCCAGGGAAGCCGGTCACACGATAAGTGCCACCGCCGGGAGCAACAACGCGATCACCAGCCCGAATATCAAAATCCGGTTCAGTAATCACGATCTGCTTCGTGGTGACGATCTGTGCACGCACCGCATCAGACTGTTCCAGCGACGACTGCGACGCCCAATAGCCCTCAAACCCGAGTTCTTCGGCGTTATCCCAATCCTCGACCGTCTCATCCGGATCGTACGGATTCGTTTTCTGACCTGCACGCCGCCGCGTAAATGTGGAAACGTGCGAGAATCCGAAACCGTCACCCACCAGGAAATCATCGACTGTAGCCATTACGGCCCCCAATTCAGCCGATATGGGGCGAGCATTTCCTTCTCAATCGAGAGTAGCGGCACCGATAATGGCGCACCACCCGCACTCTGATACGAAACGCTCGCCCCATTGACTGACTGTGACGCGATCACGCCAGGCTGTGTGCGGGCACGCTTCCCAACCGCGAGAATCAACGCCGCAACCTCAGGCACATCATCGACCGGCCAACCATGCGTCAAATCAACCTGCACCGCGCCCGGACGATCCGGCCACGACCCAGACCGGAGCACGACAGTACCGGCCTCCGACCAATCAAACTCGGCCACAGCCTCACCGTCCACCGAGATAGACGCAATCGCAGTCACATGCTTAGACGGCAGATACAAAACCTGCCCACCGTATGCGTCCACTCTCACCGTCTCAGTGATAGATGGGGCGACATGCCAGCCGCAATAGCGCCGCACAGCCGACTGGGCCGCACGAATCCACCACTGCGAATCAAGCATAGTGGTCGCCGAAACAATATCGTCAGCAGGCATAGCCAACCTCCGATCATTCGGCGGCGCTAGTCGTAGCCTTCGCCGCAGTCTTCTTCACGGTGGTTTTTCTGGACTTGTTTTCCGTCGAGGTGGTGGATGGGCGGAGCGCCTTGGTTAGAACCGGCGCGAGGCGCTCCAAATCCTCCTCACGGAAACGAATTCCGGAGACAATTTTCATTACCATGATTAGGCCGCGCTCTTCTCAAGGACTACGAAGTGCGCCGGACGCCAAATCGCTTGCGCTGCACGCAACTCAGCACGCACATACGTGAGGTTGCGGGCCGCATAATCCTTATGCTGGTTGAACGCCTGCACAGACAGTCCCGAACGATCCAGGAGCGCGATCTGACGGAAATCACCCACGATCGTTTGCCCAGCAGACAACTGTTCGGACTCAACAACAGGCATCCCCCACAGAGTATTCGGTCCCATGCTGAACGGGCCGTTGCCGTAGAACCGATCGTTACCGTCGCGCAGCAGGTCGATCTTCTCCGCATCCTCCGGAGAAATGAGTACCGAACGATTCGACGCACGCTTCAACAGTGTCTTAGACTGCCGAATCGCCTCGATCAGCGAGAGCGCTTCCTTCGTTCCAGCGGTCCATGACTTCGCTTGCACGCCGGTCGTGTTCAGCAAGCCCTTCGGTTCGCCGTTTGTCCCTGACCCGTTGAGCAGCTTGTCCGCCAAAATCGTGTCGAAGCTATACCGGAACTCCGAGTTCAGGAATGACGCCAACGCCTGATCGTCCTGGAGCAGCTGATTCGTAACCGTGTAGCCGTCGGCGTAGTCGTAAACCTTCGCATCTGCCAGCGCGGTCGTGAAAGACGACTCTGGTTTGATCGTGTCCGTCACATCATCACCAGTATTCTCAGGGACGATCGCCGTATTGCGTGTGATCGCAAGAATTTGGAGGTATTCGAACGCGCCACGAGTCGTGCCACGCGAAATCAGGTCAAGTAGCGTCAAGGCTGGGCGATCAACCTGATCAATCATCGGCAAGCGAATGTTTTGCGCGTGCGAAAGATCAGTCGTTAGCGCGGCACCTTTGCGGGCCGCCATGAACTCTTTGAGAGAGCCGACTCGCGTAGGCCTAATGTTGATATTCGCATTACGTCCCAGCCCACCGAGGTCTTTAGCCATCTGTTGAAGGTCCTGATATCCCGCACCCTTCGTGAAACGCTCACCGAGCGTGGCAGCCTTCACCTCCACATCATCATCAGCCTCACCAAGATCGATCGGCCCGAGACTTTCCAACTTCGCGGTGACCGCGGCGGCTTTCTCGTAGCGATCTTTGGCCTTGTCATATTCCGCGATAGCCTCATCGAACGCTTTCATTTCAGCTTCCGTCATGTCACGGCCCTCGGCTGTCGCCTTATCTACAATCGCCTTGGCCGCCGCCTTATGCTCGGCCAGGGTTTCATTAATGGTTTTCGCCATTTTTGTCCTCCTCCTCAGAGGTCCATGGCCCGGAGCCGCCGGGCAGCGGTTTCAAGGTGGGCAACGGTTTGCTCACCAGAGTCTTTCTCATCAGGTTCGGGAGCCTTCTCCCGCTCCTGCTCCTTGACGGCCTTCACGGACGTGATTTCCGTTTCCTGATTCATCCCAATCGGGACGACACTCACTTCGAAAAGGTCAAGTTTGCGCAGCTCATAAAACGAGCCATCATCCTCCGAATCGACGAACGCACCATCTTTTACATCGAACGCGAAAGACATTTGAGTAACGCGACCTTCTTTGAGGAGTTTCGCGACCTGCTTCCCGTAATCGGTCGAAGTGTCCACCAGAACCGTGACTTTTAGGCCGTGATCATCCTCAATAGCCTTAGCGGTCATCCCAATATTCGCGAACGGGTCATCAGTGTTGTGGTTCCAATACACGGGAATTCCAGCGCCATCGTTTGGGTAGCGTTTCTGGAGCGTTTCAGCAAACGCGCCTTTGATAATCTTGTCGCCACCCAAATCAATATTTCCGAAAACCGCCGCGTATCCTTCAAAGGTTGTCGAGCCATCATCGGATTCGGTCGCCTTCACATCAGCCGCAAACGTTTTCCGGAAAACCCGCGAGCCGCGAGCTGCCTTCCCATCCGACTCGCCGGATTGGTGATGCTCACGCGCATATGTAGTTTTCCCACCATGTGGGGGACCGGCTATAAGGTTTATTTCCGCCACGCTTACTCCTCCTCACTTTCCACACTCGCCAAATCTCCGCCACCTCGACCGGCGGTTTGTCCATCTTGAGGACTTGTTTGCCCGCCAATCAGCACGTTCAAAGGCGTAACTAAACCATCCCCGCCCTCTACCGGTGGGAGATTCATGCGCGCACGAATCTCGTTCGTCGTCATGAAAGGCCTCCCTGTCGCGGTGGACATTGAGGCGTACTGGGTCTCCGGATTGCCACGCATCTGCGCATCCAAATCGAACTCGACATACTCACCAGGTCCCGCAAATTTGCGTAGCCCAGCGTTGAGCGCCTGCTCAAAAGCAACAATGTACGGTCGAAGATACGTCCCGTACAACGCATGCTGGAACGCATCAAGATTCGAGAAATTGCCTTCACGGAAACCGATAATTTCGGCGGGAATACCGAAAGCGTTCGCCACATCGATTTTCACTTTGTCGCGCGCATCAAGATCAGCCACATCGATCGGCTTGAACATATCGAGCTTGCCGACGTTCATACCGTCTTCGAGGAGCATCCCCGACCCGGCAGATGAACCACCGCCAGCAAACTCATGCAACCCACGTTGGAATCGTTCTCGCGATTCCTTATCCGGCCACGGCTTATCCCTCAGAACGAAAAACGGTGAACGTGCAGTCTTTTTGTTTACCTGCTCGCGATAATCAAGCGAGTCCTGATATTCCTGCAGGACGCGCTTCAAAATACGCGCCTTCGGAGTCCCTTTCACCCCGGCGAATGCGTAACCTACATCCAAAATCATTGAGTCATCGACGGTTGATAGATCCCAACCTTCGCCATCGCCGGTGACGATATGAACTCCTGCGATCACGTCAAAATTGCCGGAAATCAACTGCCAATACCGTGGCGGAACACGCTGTAGCGCATAACCACCGCCTTTTTTCGTTTCTACGATCGCCAGCATTCGATCAGATAGTAATCCGTCGGCGATCAGGCTGTACCAAAAACGTATCGGCGGAAGTGCCCCACCGGTTGGTGTGGCAATCAAATTCGCCAATTCGGAGTCGCGCACACGCTCCCGCGCATCATCACCAGTGCGACGATAAACCTTCAACGGCAACGCGGAAATATGACGGGCAATAAAATCAACCACCGTAAAAACCGGCGGCTGACGGTACGCCTTCTCCGGCTTATCCGGGTCCCACGACAACAACGGCTGCCCAGGATCAACAACCTCGATATTGTTCGCCGAAGCCCAGTCATTCAACTTTCCAAGTGACGTGAAAACAGCCATCACACCACCTGCACATATCTGATCTGCCCCTCAGGGACCAAGAGGACGCCATCAACCGGGTTTGACCCCATATCTGAGATGGCGATCGCGTCACGGAGAGTCAAAATACCGCCACCAGCAGCCGAGAGACGCCCCTTCACATCGAAAGACGCGGTAGAAACAATAATTGTCTGCCCCACGTACGCCTTGAATCCGCGCATCACGCCCCCTAAAAAGTCATCACGTCATAATCCTGATAGGCGGAATAAACCTCATCGCCTGGTGTTAGTACCTCCAGCCCGTAGAGGGCTACCGTTTCAGAGACGACGCCCGCCACGTCAACGACCGATCGGTACCGATCCCACGCCTCGTTTTCAGCGATCCGTTTCACGATGCCACCCTCGATACCGAGATCAATCAACGGCTGCTCAGTATGTGCAAGCTCCCCAGACCGCACGCGGTCCCGGAAACGCCCCGTAGCGAGCCCAATATGCCCACCATCGATCTCGTGAACCGTCAAGCCCTTCTCCCGCAGCGGTTGAACAAGCTCCATCGAGGCGGACCCACGCGACTGTAACGCAACCTCGCTAGAACCAGACTCGGCAGCAAGCTCCGCCAGCCGATCCACCGCCTTAAACATCGACTTGTGTCGCTCACGCAGTTGAACGAACGGCCGCCCATCATCCAGGAAAACCGCCGCCGAAATCCACGTCCAACGCCGGTCAAAACTCACGTCCACACCCCACACGGTGCGCGAACCGCGCGGAATACTCACCTCAAATGGGGAGACGAACCCAGCCTTCCACTCCGAAACATCAATATATGGCTCGATTTGCGCGGAAACCCACTGGCAAAGAACCTCAATCCGTTCAATATTCTTGTTTTTCGCCTCCGCAGCGGTCTGCATCAGCCCGTCAATCGTCATGGCAGGCAGATAGCCCGCCGACGGATTTGCCTGCGCGAACGCCCGTGGATCATCCAAATCTGCATCCTCGTCCGCAGACCACTCCGCGATAAACCACTGCGCATTCCGCTTATCCACCGATTCGTGCGCGATCGTACGCACATCCCGCAAAACCTCCGATTTCGCGGTGCCAGCATTCGAAAACGCCAACAACAGCGAATCAAACATGGCGGTTGCCGATTTTTCGATCGCCGACCAGCCCACATAATCATGTTGTTCGCGTAGCTCGTCCAAAATCAGCCGCGCAGACGAATATCCACGCGCACCCTCAAACGTTCTGGGCCTGTAGACCGCGCCCTCCGTGGTAACAAGCTCGGTTTCACCATTCGCCGTGCGAGGCATCCGAGTGACTGCCTGCAAGATCGGGACGCGATCATGAGCAATACCAATACGCGGATCATCCGGCCCACCCCACTGGCGCACCTGCGTCCATGGTTTCATCGCAATATCAAGCTTCTGCGCCGCACCCACGATCACAAAATCACGTGGCTTTATATATTCCGGCCAACGTACCGAATCTACATACAAAAAGAACGCCGCGAGGACCGCAGCGATCAACGTTTTACCATTCTGACGAGCAACAATTACAAGCGCTTTACGAAACCGCAGCGTCCCGTCCGGATTCAACTCCAAAAGATGAATAAACAACCACTTCTGCCACGGGAAAAGCCGAACATTGAGTACCTTCTCCGCAAACCGGATCGCCTCAAAACCACGCGACGTCTCACGCGTCAACTCCCGCAAAGGCTTCGTGAAAATCCTCGGCTCCGTAAAACCATGCGTGATCTTCGAAGCCATCACACCCCCTACAAGGCCCGCAGTTTAGCCCTCATCTCATTCAAAGCCTGCTGAGACTCCGACGCCTGCGACTCCGGCCCGGTCTTCTGCTTCTCATTCGGCGGAACCAGCCCCAAAGCCTGCAACGCCTTCAAGAACGTTGCCGCCGATACATTGTCATTCTGAGGAACCGCCGGTCGAGCCCTACCACCAGACTCCACAACATCTTCAAGAGCCCAATCAACAATCACGTCCCACGCGTCGATCTTCCGGGCCAACGACCTCGCCACAGCAACAGCTGCAGCATCACGCGCCCGCAAATGCTTCGCACTCCTCAATGCGCGATCTAACGCAGCCTCAACTGAATCATCGTCAAACTTAGCCATCACCAGCTCCTTCCTCGCGCGCGCGACCCCCACCAAAAACCCCGGGGAGAGAGGAAGCGAGGCCGCACGGGAGGTATCCAGGGCGGGCGGTCGCCAGATTTTACCGCCCCTACCCCCATGGTCACCACCATTCGGGGACGAGTTGGCCGAGGTCTGCGTTGGGTTGTCCGTTGCCTCGTTCGCGGTTGCATTTGCGGTGTGCGTGTCGAAAGTTCGCGGGGTCCTCTTGTAGGTCGGGATAGAGGCTGACGGGATAGTAGTGGTCTAGCTCGTGAGATGAGTCTGTTGTTCCTGGCCCGACAGTGTAGTCGATTCGTTTTTTGCAGATCCAGCAATCGGCGGCGGGATCGCCTGCTTCGTCGAGGCGCTTACCTTCCTCATAGAACCGTGTGCGCAGATTGTTCATGTGGCGTGAGCTGACGCGTTCTTTAGACATGTGGCTCACCTCCGCGCATGAGAAAAGCCCTCGGCATGCGCTGAGGGCTTTTCTTGTTGGTTCGGTTTAGTTGGTGAAGATTACTTCGTTCTTGTCCATGGCGAGTACGTCTTCTACGGATAGCTGCACGCTGGCCGCATCGGCGACCGAGTAGGCGACTGTCCACGAGAGTGTGTTGCCTGGGAGTATTGTCGAGGTCGGCGCGCCAGTCCAGTCGGTGTCGTAGATTTCGGTGCCTTCTTGCCCGCCTGCCGCGACGGTGATGTAGATCATGGATGGGTCATAGTTTTCGCTGGTGCCGTTTTCGATGGTGATGGTCCATGCGAGGTTGGTCCATCCGGCGGTGACTCCGGCGGCGTATTTGCTGGGTGTGACTTCGGTGGGCGCGGATACGGTGATTTTGAGGCCGTCGTCCCAGGCGTATGAGTCGCCGAATACTGGGTTGGTTGCAGCTTTGGTTGTTGCTTTGGCTGCCGGTGTGGTTGTGGTTGTGGTGACCGTCGTGTCGTTTTTGACGATTTCTCCGTTGTCGGAGGTTGAGCAGGCGGTCATGGTGGCGGTGATTGTGAGTGCGGCGAGCAAAGCGCCGACTTTGCTGTGGGTTCCCATGTGTCTAGTGTATGGGATTCGCGGGCTTTTCGGCGAGTTTTTTCAGCATTAAACGCGTGCGCGCGACCTTCATACGGATCGCGCTTACACGTAGTGTACCACATGCGGCGTTGCACTTTGTCAAGTGTTGTTGGCGAGTTGGATTAGTTGGCTGATTGGGTAGCGTTTCGGTGATCCTTGCCCAACGATTTTGCCGCGGTGTTCCCATGATCGGACAGTCGAGGTTGGAAGCTCTCGCCCGGTCAAGAGTCGGATGGTTTCGCATGCTGATCGGATTGTGAGTGTGACGTCGGCTAGCTTGTCTATTGCTTCGTCGCGGGTGAGTTCTTGCGTCAATGTTTCGCGTGGGTTGGCTATCTGGTCGAGGTGTCGAATGGCGTCAATGGTTTCGTCGATACACATGGCCCCGGTGTCCTGCACGACGCCTCCCCAGGTTTGCGTCCAGTGACTGCACTGGTTGGCGTACTGCTGGAAGATCGCCTCAGCGGCGCGCCAGTCGCCGGGCCGGTAGCGTACTCCTGGCCTGACATAGGCGAGGAGTTCGGCGGCCCACAGGTCGATGGTGTCTCGCCAATCGCTCACGGCGTCGAGGAGTCCGAGGTTGAGTGGCGCGCGCGGCCCGGATACGTGACTGCCACCAACGGCTGGTTTGCGTCCGGCTCCAGCGATCATCTCATCGATCGTCTCCATCAGCCCAGCCAAATCATTCGTGGCGCCGCGGAGACGATTGCATGCAGTCTGTGAGACGATCCTCCCTGGATCAGTCAACGGCAAAGGCTCACCCGTGATCGGGCATACGCGCGCCTCACTCATCAGTCCTCCTGCTTGTCGCGTAGGGCCTGCGCCAGCCGCATCCTGAGGTACTCGTTTTCTTCTTCCAACTCTCGGATGTGGTCGAGCTCGCGTAGGCGTCTCCTTCTGGCGGCTTTGGTGCCCGCCGCACGGCACCGATCGCAACGACAACCGAGGGTGGAGTAGCCGTTGATGGTTCCGTGGCGGGGATCGTTAGGCGGAAGGTTGCTCATTTTCCCCGGCTCCTTCCAAAATGAATTTGCAAAGCTCTGCCCGCATCTCTGGCCCACTAGCTATACGTGCTGTGCCGTCTGGGTAGATGTAGAGCGGAGCACCGAGATTGCTCTCCCTGATCATTTCCACCAGTTCCTCCGCCCACTTCTTGCGTAGATACGGCTCAGCGGCGGCGAGGGCGGCTTCTGACCGTCTGAGCAACTCGTCTTTCCCTGCCGCTTCGGAAAGTGGTATCGGACGCCTGCCCATGCTTTGCCTCACGCGGTCTAGTAGTGCTTTCGCCGCTGCTTCTACGGCCTCGGCGCTTATGCTATGATGTTCGCTCATTGTTGAGCCTTCCCGCCGCAAGAAAACCTACGGCTCAGTCTATCAAAAAAGGTTGAGTTACATTGTGTCAAGCGCACGAACGTTTAGTTTTAGCTGCGAAGCGATACAGGCCGGTCATCGGGCCGGAAATATAGATTTTCACGATTGGCTCCCAAACCGCCGGCGGGCACGTTCCGCCATTTCGGCACGCTGCTCATCGGTCAGCTGACGCGGGGGACGCGCGGCTGCACCGAGGTTGAAGCGGCTGCGTGGGCATGTGAACGTGGCCCACTCGAACGTTCCGTGGTGTCCGTTGCCTGTTTCCGTGAATATTTCAGACTTTTTCCGGAGTTTCGTGAGGACGGTGCGTTGCATGGTCCAGATTCGGACTAGTGGATCGCCGTCGGACATGTTGACGGTGGTTTCGCGCTCATAGGCGGCGTCTGGTGCGCTCACGTCCAAATCTTGAGCGTTTTCTTCGACTGAGACTCTTGTTTCTGGGTGGTTGGTGTCCATGGTGGTACCTCCATAGGGTTCGGGATAGTTTGCTTTTGAAATTGCCTGTGTTGCTTGGCTGGCCCATTAGAATGGTGGGTCGCTGATTGCGCTGCGGGTGCCCCACGGATCGTTCGCTGTGCCGCCCTGTGGCGCGTTGTATGCCGCGCTGGCATGGTTACCTATCCCGCCGCTTTGAGGCCCTGAGAATCCATCCTGCGAACGATTTGAGGCGTTTCTGGGCAAAGGCAACGTGATACGCGGATTGCGGATCTCGTACTCGAGCCGCATCGTCCCGTCCTGCGCCTGCCACTCCCGGAACACGAGCAGGCCCTCAACGCGAACCCGCTGGCCTTTCCGCAGGTTATCCGCCCACAGCTCAGCATCTTCACCGAATGCCGTGGCGGAATACCACTGGGTCACACCCAGTTCCGTCCACGCCGACGCCTGCTTGTCGTACCGGCTCGGGTTCGCTGCGATTCTCAACCGGCAACGCGGGCTCCCATCCTGCCCGTACTTGATTTCCGGATCGCCACCCAGCGTCCCCACAAACGCAATTTGCACATCATTCGCCATTTCGATTCTCCACTTTCTCTAATTTCCAGCCATATAGTTGTCGTAAATTTTCGCGTTCTTACCCGACCTGATCAGCTCGAACTTCGCGATCGGACCCTGCCGGTTCTTCGCCACCATCGCCTTGATCGGAACATCACCATTCGGGTCCCATGTAGCGTCAGCCTCATTCGTGTTCAGGAGCAAAACCACGTCTGCGTCCTGCTCGATAGACCCAGATTCCCGCAACGCCGAAAGCGTAGGAGCCTTCCCTTCCTTCACGGATTCACGATTGAGCTGCGAAGCAATGATCACCGGACACTCAAATTCCATCGCCATGAGCTTCAACTGTCGCGTGTACTCCGCGATCTCACTGGCGCGACTATCCTGGCGTCTCGAGGAACCGGACATGATTTGCAAATAGTCCACGACAATGCCCGCAAGCCCGCCTTTCGCCTTCACATCCCGAGCATGTTCCCGCACATCAAGTGGTGTGCGAACGCCTTTCCCACGAATATGCAGCGGCGTCCCGCGCATGCCTTTAGCCACCTCGCGAAGGCGGCGCCAATCCTCCGCCGACGGGCCACCAGTACCATCCTCACGCCGCCCCTTGAGTCGATTGAGAGCCACCCCCGACTCGTTGGCAATAATCCTGGTCATCACCTCTGATGGACTCATTTCCAGCGATTCAAACAACACTGGGCCGCGAGAAGTAATACCCATTGCCGCCTGCATCAGAACAAGCGATTTGCCGACGCCAGGGCGCGCACCGACCACGTAAAGCCCACCCGGCCGCCAACCCCGAATCACATCATTCAACCCATCCCATGGCGTCGGGACATACGGCGTGACCTGGTTGAACGAGGACATTGCCTCTTCGAGCACATCGTCAAAAGACTGCTCAGACGACGCCTGTAAATCCAACTTGTCGAGCGTCGCCATCACTTCGAGGCGGACCTGCCGAATATCGCCGGAGCCGTCTAGCAGCTGCAATGAGCGCGTGAGCGTCCCCGCAAGGACGCGCCTCCAGTAACGGTCCTTGAGCTGCGCCGCGTAATGCTCACCAACGAAACCATTCGGCGCTGCCTGCACGCAGTCGAAAAGCCAAACCAGCGTCAGGTGAGACCTATGGAGCTCATTGATTTCCGAGGCACGCCCGAACACGATTTGCGGATCTACAGGCGTCCCCTCCCGGTCGAGGCGCTGAATTACGCCCCACACCTCAGCGGCAAGCGGATCATCAAACCACTCGGCTCGGACCGTGCGCACGTCGGCAAGATTCCGTGGCCCAGACAACGCCAGCCCGACGATTTGCCTATCAAGGCTCCATTCCAGATTCTCAGTCATCATCGAGGTGCTTCCCCGGAGTCACGGTTGGGACTCGATCCCAGGCAAGTTCTTCTCGGGAGGTGCTCCGGCGTGTGCGCCCGAATTCGACGCTTTTTGTCATCCAGGAGAAGAACGCTCGATCCCAATCCACGTACATGACGCCTTTAGCGATGGCGTTGTCTTCGAAGTGTCGGGCTTCCCAATCCAGGTCGAGGTTGAGCTCTTGAGCTTTGACTCGATGCGAGTCTTTCGGGGTCCATCCGTCAGGGAATCTGGTTCGCCTGGGGGCGGGGTCCGGAGCTTGCTCCGGTTCCCCCCTCTTATCTTTAGATAAGGGTTGAGGGTTAAGGGATAGGGGAACCGAAATGGAACCTAATTGGAAGGGTTCCCCATTTTTGAGGGGATCTAAAACGGAACCTAAATGGAACCAATCGGGAACAAAATCGGAACCTAATTGGAAGGGTTCCGGGAACTGTTTCACGATCGGTTCGGCAAGCCGTGCACCACTGTATTCGGGATGTTCCGAGATGGCTCTACGGACTTCCCGAGAGACGAGAGCCATGATTTTTTGCGACGCGATAGCGCCATGCTCACGGACCATCGCTTTGACAAGATTAGGGCTCTTCAAGGCCCCGTCGTGGCGCACGAACGATCGCACGAGCGCCTCTTCTGTGTCGGGATCAACCGCGATTAGGCGCCTCTCTCCAAGTTCCCAGGCGGCGGCGCGCAGGGTCGCAACATCGATACCGTTCGCCATTTTCGCGAGTTTCGCTTCACGCCATTCCAGTACGCCGCACGAATTGAGTGTCGGGTATGTGAGCATCGTGAAATATAGCCATTGGGCGTTAATGGATAAGCTTTTGAAGTCTGGATCATTCCAGATGGTCAAGAGCACTTTCGCGTATTGTCGTGCCATCTTCTTCCTCCTTCCTGCTGTCTAAAACGGCACGTATTGGTCGGTGACGACGAGCATCAATGCGTGCATGCCGGGTTTGAGTGTCCGGTCACGCGCGGGCCTGCCATACCCGACGAGGTAGACGTTTTCCCCGTCGTCGTTTGGGATGATTCCGGCGTCTACCAGGCCATCTATCGCGGCTTTGACCATGGGTGCGATAGCGTCAGCATCCGGGAGCACGCCGCCTCGCACGTAGGCTCGCGCATAGATCGCGACTGGCCCGACGCATGGACTCAGGTCACGCCGCGCATAGATCGCAGCGTCATGCCTGATTTGCTTTTTCTTCCTCGCCGCGACCTGGTAGTGGACGCGATGATTCTGCAAAAGCCAGTCCGTTTTCGCCACCGGGATAATGATATGGTGACTCACCCTCAGCACCCCCTCACGGCAGCGTCGAAAGCCTCACGGGCACGGCGCTCGCTCGTGTAGGGGTGCTGTACCGGCGTCCCTCGCACCGGGATGATCCGGACGAGGAAATACCGGTCGGCCTTCCACAGCTCGATCCGTCGCCCGTCGTGATGCGTGTAATGATCGACCAGTGTCATAGTCCGCCTCCAAAAAGCGGGAGCATGCCCTCGGGGTCGAGGCAGCTAGGACTCATCCACAATCGCTCACGTCTGCCTGCGTCACCTTTTTTGCTGAAACCACTGCCCTGCCCGCCGATCGATTCGACCTTCCGCCAGCCCACATCCAGCAATGCGTCATTGTCGGACTCATACCCGGCGAGGACGATCCGCAGATCCGGATCCGCTTTCAGGCACCAGTCGAGCACGTCATCAGAAATGCTCGCATTTTTGGTGCCGACATAAACCTCGGCGCTCGTGGAATATGGGGGGTCGAGGAAGATTCCCACGTTGCCCGGTCCCACACTTAGCTTTACAACGGAGGGTGAGAGCACGCGCTTCCAGTCGCCAACTGTGATCCGAACGCGCAGCAGTCGCGCCTGCAACTGCCGCATGTAAGCGAGGGCGCGAGCCCCCTCACTGTCACCCATACTCTCAGGCTGGCGGCGGAGGACGCCGCGCTCAGTCCCGCCAACATGCGGAATACTTCGGTTTATTCCGTGGGGACTCCACTCGGTTTTCACTAGGTGTCCATCGACTACGTGCCAGGGTCCGCCGCGGAATGCATCGCCACCGATAGAGCATGCTGACACATATAGCCACCAGCCCGCTGCCTTCGCGTCGTACCGCTCAGGATCGCCTTCGAGCCATGAGATAAGCTCAGGCGTGCGGCGCTCTGCCAGCCAGGCCGCTCGAGCGTGCAGATCCACCTCCGAGACGGGCCCAAAGGCTTCCTGGACCACTCCCTCTGGATCGGCTCGGATAGCTCGCCAGGCGTTGACCAGCCAGCCGTCCGTGTCGTTAATGGTCTCGACGCGCGGCCCCTCAAATGGTGGCCTGCCCAGCAAGACGGCAGCAGATCCAGCGAAGGGTTCGATGTATCCTCCAACGTCCCCCAGCGCCTCCCAGACGGTCGCAGCAGCATTCCTTTTCCCGCCAAAATATGGAAAGGGAGCCATGAGTTGATAGTCGGGCATTCTGTGGCCCCAGCCTGCGTATGTGGTATTCATTTCTCCTCCACCAGCTCGATCGAGTGGACGACGTACTGTGCCTTGTCCCCAGCGAGTCGGTTTTCGTCCAGCTCGCGGGCTTTACGTTCGGCTTTGAAAGAGTTTTCGTAGGCGACGAGCGGCACGATAGCTTCCCGGAGTATTGAGACGACGAGGAAAATGGTTCGCTTGTTTCGGTTCATGCTCCCACCTCCATTCCGAGCAGGATTGCTAGTGCGCGAGCCGTAGTTTTTGCTCGCCTGTCAGTCAGTCCGAAGTGGCGCGCGAGGTAGGCGGCGCGTTTTTCCGCATCGGATTTTCGCCACCTGTCCCACACGTCACAGCCTTTTCTGCCGCGGATCCCGATTGCCTCGATAGTGGCTCGCACCATCTCGGTATCGTGCGCCGATTTCCAGGCGGCAAAGTCGGCGTGGGCATCTGTGGCAGCGTATGGATCGAATGGGTTCAGCTCCTCGTGCGCCTCCACATAGACGCGTTCAACATCCTCGTCAGACGGTGTGTAGCTCACGACTCCTCCACATCTAGCGCGCGGTCATGCCCCAGGTAGACGATTTTCTCGGTGGGGCACCACACGTCCCCTCCGTGCCCGCGATGAAGGTCCGCAATATCTTGCAGCGTTAGTGTTTTGTCGCGGAGGTCCACGAGCAGTTCCTGCATTTCTTTTGAGTCTCTTTCGTGGCGCGCTTTCAATGCCGCGATTTCTTCCTGCAAATCCTCGATGCGGTCAATCGCCTCATTGAGCAGCCTCATGCGATCGCCGGAATTGAGCCGCTTTGAGAGGAGCGGGGCGACTGTCGATTTCCACATGTACTCATCGAGGCTCATGGTGTGGATGTCCTCAGTCATCATTTATCCCTTTCGATTTCATGAGCGCATGCGCGGCGTCGCGACGAGTTGGCAGACCCTCGGCGACGGTTGCGCCGCCCGTCGTGACTGCTCGCCACGTCCGTGCAGGTTTTCCGGTGTGCGTGGCTTTGTCTACCCATCCGATTTTGCGTGCGGCGGGAGACGTGATTTCTACCTCGCCATAGCGGCTGATTTTCACGTCAGTCATTCAAATCACGCTCCCTCGTCAGCTCCAAGTACAAAACGTCGCCACACCAGCGCATCCAGCACGTCGTTCGCGCCGATCAGCTCCGAATGCAGAACGTCACCATACTGCGATGCTGGATAGTCTGATTTGTCGCGCTTATCCCGCTTCTCCTGTACGATCTTTTCCACGACACCCAGCGCTTCCTCCCACACCATGTCCCGGATGAGTGGAAATGCGGTGTCATAGGCGACCTCAGCATCTTCTTCCCACCTACTTTTGCCCGTGTAGCATCGGCAAACCGGCTTGTCTTGCAAGGCCTTCACGACGGTAGCGACGATCTCGTCACGTTTCATAGATCCATTCCCTTCACGATTCCGGCGGCGTCTTGATACGCGTCCCACCAGGTTTTCGGCGCCTCGACGTCGCCCAATCCGGCGGCAATCTCGCGCTTGTGGATCGCATCGGCGAGCGCGTCCCGGATGAGTGGCAGTGCGGCATCCAGAGCCTCGCCTGCCACACGATCGCACACGCGATGGCATCGCTCGCAGTCCTTGTAATGCCCCGGCTCGTGTGAGCCTCCCCAGCAGGTGAAACCCTCCTCGTTCAACACCTCTCCGATGGCGGTTATGACGTTGTTACGCGTGTTCATCACTCGCTCACATCGCCTGTCAGCTCATCAACGGTCACGGCCTGAGGGAAAGCTTCCTCCACCGTGATTTCGTGGCGCTCCAGACTCTGGAAAATCGTTGTCAGCTCAGCAAGATCACCAGCCGTCCAGGCAGTACGGGGACGCTTGAGCCGCGCCTCGATCATCGCCTGCGTGACGGAATGTGTTTTGAATGCGGCGAGCATTTTGCCTACACGATCAGCAAGCGGTGTCCCATCACCGTGTTGCAATGTCGCGTGACAAATCGCCTGCGCCTCATCCGTAAACCAACTGGGGAGCACGGTCGCGATACATTCGCGAACCGCGCGCGCGCCAACATTCTGGTTGTTGAGGTAGATGTCCCCCAAGTCAGTAAGCTTCTGTCTGGATTTCCGCGCCATTCTCTCGTGAGGGACAATGAAGCTCCGCGTGGAACGGACGTTCGTCTCTTGATCCCACGCATATGCTTGGATTTCTGATATTCCCTCGTGGTCGTCTCGGCGTAGTTCCCGCACCCCGTAGTCGATGTTTCCCCAAATCCGGGCGAGTTCACGCATGAGATGTACCGTTGGCCCACTGCCACGGTTGGGGACGGTGTAGAACGCCTTGTTCGCGACCGAGAGCCGCCCGCAGGTGGCTTTCATTTCGGCTTCTGCCCGGCCTTGGTCGCGTCGCACCTGCTGGGCGACAGTGACGGCGGCTTGCACTTCTGCGACTGCGCGCGCCTGCTCGGTGAGCGTCGCCTGTGACGCTGGCTGGACGTTCCCGGTTTCCCGGCGGACAATTTCACTCATTGGTCAAATCCTCGATTTCGTATTGAATCCATGTAGGGAATTGCGACTGTGTAATACCGGTGGTGGAAACCTCTCCCGCGAGAACCTTCTTCCACTGGACGATGGCAGCGGCGAGCATTTCGCGACCCACCTCCAAATCCACTTGGGATGCCTGGATCAGCGTGGAGGCATATGGCGGCGTTTTCGATGCCACCAGCCAGATGAATGGCAGTCGCGGATACCCAAGAAGCTCCAAGACCGTCTGATACATCGCGGCCTGGATGTGATACCCGTATGAGGCCGCGTTCCTCACGAAGCCGCGCGGGTGGGCTGATCCTTCAACGGTTTTCAGATCCAAGATGAAACCCTCATGCGTTTCGTCCGGTAGCCGCAGATAGTCGTATCTGGTCTGCATTGTGATTCCGTCGTATTCCACGAGGGCACTGATTTCCGCGTCACCACCCGTGGCGAGTAGCGCGGCGTTCTCGGGTTTTTTACGCACGACCGCAGCCATTTCACGCGCAGCGGTGAGGCTTGACGTGAGCATGGGAGTCAGTCCGGCTTCACGCGCCTCGTCTCGCGCGGCACGAGCCTCTTTTGTTCGGAAAGAATCGAAGTCAAGCTCCTGGACTGTCTGTAATCCTCCCTGGAGGATCAGCTCATGGACGGCGGTCCCGAAATCGTACGCTTGCTTCGTCTCGTGATGCTCGAGTTCCCACAGAACTTCCTCTGGAAGTCTGCGCAGGAGATTCTTGGCGAGCGTTGATGATAACGGGCGCGGGGTTGCAAGCCCGCGCTGGTAGACCGCGTTCGGGATACCTGGGTGTAGCCCAATGTCGAATGTTTCGCTCACCTCTCAGCCCTCCGTAGCTCGTCCCGGCTCGCGTACCCGATGCAGCCGAGTGGGAAGAATCGCGGCTCAGGAACGAGGGGTGTGATGTCGCAGAAGCCGGTGGAGAAAGTTTCGCCCATCGGCGTTTGCTCCGTGTACGAAAACCATTTAGTCGCGATCTTCCGCGCGTCCTCAATGTCCGTCGCGGTCACGGTCACATACCCGTGACGATCCAGCCACGACGGGCCGTGAGCCGCGTCATCCGGGCCGAAAGTCACATAGAAATTAGTCATCCCACGCCTCCAAATCTCGTTGTGTCTCGTACTGTCGGTCCTCGTCAGTGAGTGGGTCATCGGCGGCTCGGGTCAGATCCCTGGCGAGCCGCTCAGCGTCCTCGCAGGTGAGCGGGATCAGGTCGTCGCCGATCTCTAGGAGCACATACCGGCCATCCGTATCAACCGCAGCCGCCGCGCCTACGTAGCCTTCAAAACGCCTGCTCATTTGGCACCTCCGCGCCGCGCACATCGCTGGCAAAATCCGCGAGCGCCATATGGACGCGTGTCCGGATAGTCGGATGCGCGATCATGTTTTTTCCGCATCCGGACATGACATCCGGCGCAATACTGCGGTTTCGACCAGTCAATCCATGTGCGATTGGTGGTGCCGTATGCACAGTGGGAGCACATGCCACGCGCGCCGTATGGGAGTGTGCCAGGCGCATCGGCCAACTTTATGTAGCAAGGCCGCATGAGCACACCGCACCGGACGCAATACTGTGGTTTCGACCACTTGGTATACCGCCGCTTTGGCATGTGCCGCTCAGCACGTCGCCTAGTAGACCGCTGCATAGCCGTCTCACCAGCGAAAATGCCATAGATCAACCTGGAAGCGATTTTGCCCTCAACGCGATCCACATACTCACGACACTGCGCAAGCACCGGACATCCGGCACAGACCGCCAGCGCTGGGGCGGGCGAACCATTCGACGGCGGGAAAAAGATTTCCGGATCCACCTGCGCACACGACGCGGACACCATCCACGGCTCACGAGAAATATCGAGTGTCGCCATCACCGTCTGCCTCCCCACGCCTCGCTGATGATCACACCGGCAGCGGCGCCACAGCTGAGGCCGATCAGGATCGCGAGTGCGCCATATCCGGCCTGTCCGAGGCGGATTGATGCGATGCCGAGGGTGATGGATGCGACGGCGATAATCGCCGCGAAGAAGCCGAATGCTACAAGTTTCCAGCTACTCATCTCGCTCACCTGCTCCCACCTGGAAGGCGGTCGTGGCGGTCAGGATTAGTGCGAGGATGACAAGCCACGCACCGAAACGCGCCTCGCCGTCACGAATCGCCGACACCCCTACTGAGGCCAGCGCAAACGCGAGCGCGACGCAAAAACCGGAGAGAACCTGTTTGAAGGCGGTCATCACTCACTCACCTCCCCTGCGAGCGCGCTGACAATCTCACCAGCGTGACCATCGATCAGGCCCAGAAGCTCACGGAGGCGGGAGTTCTCGGCCTTGAGGTTGTCGATCTCGGTTGGCGCGGGAGTAGGGTCGGGAAGTTCCTCCCTCTTAGCCCACGCTTGGACGACGGCGAGGGCATCTTGCGCCTCACGGGATTTCGCTTCGGCAGCAGGCAGACTTGGTGAATCTAGCCGGTCGAGCTCTTCGACAACCTCGGAGGCACGATCAGCTCGACGCGTCAGGGAATCGGTTAACTTCTGTACAGCTTCGTTTGAGTACACGGGGGCTCCTTAGGCGTCTGGTAGTTGGCGTGCCCACTCCACGAGGTCATCGTGGAGGATTGCTGTCTTGCCACGTTTCAACGTTTTTGCTGGTAGCGGCGGGTACTTGAACCTGTCCTGCCGCGATGGGGCATCGGACTGATTGATGGCGAGCCGGATATCCTCTTCGGTCACACCGACCTGCTCGGCAGCCTCAGCTGGCGTGTAAAGAATCTTCGACATATCAGGCAGCCTTCTTTGTGAAGAGATTGACGGGAGGGAAAGCTCCGGCGCGGAACGCTTCGCCGAACGTCCCATAAACCTGGATGAGCGGGCGAATCGTCGAAATGTTGTCCTTGAAATCGCGGTAAGAAAGGACGGCGGCGCGATAGTTTTGGAAGCGGATCTCATTCATCACCACCAAGTCATCGACGGTGACGAACTCCCACGTCTTGCGCATCCCGCCGCCGAGCGTGACCACGTACTGCAAATCGAGTTCGGTGAGCTCGTAGGCTCCACGTGCGGCCCCTTTGATTACCGTGTCGGCGCGGGTCCCGTCCGACTCGTCAGCTTTGACGAGCATTGCCATGATCGCGGCGCGAGTGTCGATCTCGATATTGCCGAGAGCTACCTCATGCTCGATACGCTCCAGTGCTTCTTCGAAAGCGTCTCGCCGTGCGACGGCGTTGCCCCTGCCTTGCGATACTGTTTCTCGGTAGATTTGCGCTACCATGTCTTTAGAGTTGTTCATGCTCTAGTGCCTCCATTTCGTTTGCGAGTTGATTGAGGGCGTCTGCGATGGCGCGCAGTGCCTTCGGTTGGAAGAGTTCGCGCTCGTCTGGAGGCACAAACTCTTTGCCCTTAGGCCACCATCTGGTGAGTACCCGGTGGCGGTGTTCAGGGACGGTGAAACTTTCGAGGGTCATCAGCCCGGAGCCGATACGCGTCGCCGAGGTTTTCGCGTTTATCAGGTCTGCTTCTTCGGCGGTGTCGATTACGTGCGGTTTCGGACGTGGCTTAGGTTGCGTGTATTGCTTCCCGTCCAGTCCAGTGACTTTGCGCGGCTCCGGCTTAGGTTCGATAACCTCGCCGGTATCCATATCCACATGCCGTTGCTCGGCAACGATCACACGATCGGTGGTGGCGAGAGTTGAGCCGGCGGGAGGTGTTTCGGGGATGGGGTCGCGTTTCGTTACCCCATCGGTCGGGGCAGGTGGTGCATCCTGCACCACCTGGCGGTCGCGAACCACAGTTGAATGATCTTTGCCTACCGCTGGCGCGATTGCCCGCGTACTCATACCCTCTGCGCTCAGCATGCCGACGAGCTGGCGGCGGAACTCTGGCGCAAGGTTACTTGCCTTTTCCCCAAACTCCGCCCGCGAATACTCGTCCCACGAACCATAGCCCATAGCGAGATCCGCGCGGCGGGAGAACGCTTCTGCTACCAGCTCGGCGAGCTTTGCAAGATTGCGTGAGGTGGAATCAACCGTGAGCCGAATTCGTTCAGTGATCCGCTCAGCCTCGCTGTGGGTGAGTGGATTCTCGACAACCTCAGTCACTTCACACCACCTTCCGCATGGAGCGTCTTGAGGCCCTTGAAGAAGGGGGCGAGGGTAGCATCTCCTAATTCGATATGCTTCCCGCTCATGCCGCGACCTTCTCGTGGGTCAGGTCGTCTACGGTGATGCCGAGCCACGTGGCGGCAGCGGAAAGCTCTCCGAGTGTTAGGGCGCTTCGTCCATAGAATCGACTACGGGCGGTTGGGCGGGAGCACTGGAGAGCTTGGGCGAGTTCGTTGATTCCGAGATTCTTGCGAGCCATTTCAGCGCGGAGGTTCTCGGCTACCTTCTGCGCAAATCTGGTAATAGTTGTTTCCATAGCGCCAATGGTAACAACTATTACCGTTGGTAGCAACTGTTTCCATCGGTGGAAAAAACTATTACCATTGATGTTGTGACCAGGAAAATGAACACCGGTGGCCCACTGGCGAGGGCCGTCGCGGATGAGATCAAGAGTCGCCAGGCCGTTCGCGGTTGGTCGAACCGAGAGTTCGCAACCATGATTGGCGTTACCCACCCATATGTCGGCGAGAGATATAAATACCGAGCCGACTTCACCTTGGACGATGTCGCAAATGCGGCGAACGTGTTCGGAATAAGCCCAGAGGATTTACTGCAAGCGGCAATGAGGAGGATGTAAAGAAATAAAGGCCCAGACTCTCCAGATAATCGGAGAGTCTGGGCCTTCTCTATCGCGCACCTTCGGGCAGTAGTGGTACTAGAACGTCGGTGATGGCGCGGGCGGCTGTCTCCATTTCGCCATGAACGTAGGATTCGACTAGCTCTGTCTGACCTACCAGCATCTCGATGATGTGGCGTGGCACCCGCGCGTCGGCGAGCATGGAGATCATCGAATGTCGAGCTTCGTGGAGTAGATAGTATGATCCGTCGGGCTTATGGACGTTGGCGGCGTCTTGGATCGTGCGCCAGTCTTTCGCGTCTTGCTTGGCATTGCGGGGATAGCCGAGGTAGGTGGACATTCCGGTTATGCGCGGGAAAACGAGGTTGTGCGGGTTCTTGTATTTCGCGGCCTTACATTTCGCTTTCCACGCTTTGAGTTCCTTCGCCACCGGGGAGACGAGTGGCACGGTACGTTTCCCAGCCTCCGTTTTCGTGGGCA